GGCATAGGTATGGCCATTAGTAAGAGCAGTAGTAGAACAAGCGATAAAAAGCGATTCGATTTACATCGAGCTATTAGAGGTAATGAGTGAGTCTCTCTATTAGGAGTTAAATCCTCCCGCGCTTGTGAGTGTCCACGATACACCCCCATGTCAAGATTATAAAGATTTATGCGTACTCTTGGGCGTGTCATTGGCCGCCCCAACCTTTACCCTTAAAGCTAATACCTGGTACCCCATAGACCTGCCTCATCGCATAGCTACAGCAATAGGGTGCACTGTCCTCATGTATGGAGCGCTCCACAGTAAAGCGCATTGAGCAGCTAATACACTCATACTCATAGCTCGGCATTAGTCGCAGTCCATGCCAATATCTACCATGAGACACACGGACATGTAGCTACACACTACGCATTGCAAAACCTTTACATTGCTAGGCAGGTTATCGCTGACTATGCGCTCTAACTGATCTGTGACCTTGCCGCAATGGCGGCAGCTATAACTAATCTTGTCCATAGCTAGATTTCTTTAGGTAGCGCATCTCGAATAGGTAGGGCTGTGGCACCCAATAGCTATCCTGGCGTGGGTGTTTGTACTTAGGCACCAGGGCCATAACCGCAGGCATCCAGCCCACTAAGCGATACACAGGTGACTTACCCACAACTAATACACAGACATCGTTAGGCCTTGTGGATTGATTAGCTTGAAGGATTAACGCTCCATTGGCGTAGCGAGTGTGTTTGACCTCTACGCGTGTGCCTACATCGGCCTCTGACTTGAAAGTATTAACAGAAGGGTTAAAGCCTGTGATACCAAACCACTCAGCTACAGCTATCTCTGCTCCAGCGCTCTCTGCATGCTGAGTAATCATGTCGTGATAGTTAAGATTCTGCCCGTAAAGCCTAAAGTAAGTATCATCCATAACCCTGGCACGATCTAAAGCTGCCTGGTGCGCACTTATCTCCTGAGACCTATCCAGGATTACTTCATCTAGCCGCGACATTGTGAACATAGCCATATAACCGCCTCGCCGCTCATGTCTTTTAATGTGAAGCCGCCCAAAGCGGGTTTATCTACCTCGCAACAGTCGCAGAACTTGTCAGCTAGTGAGGTGATAGTGCCGTCATCGTGAATAGTGTTAGTAATACCGCTACCTATTTTGCTAAAGCTGATTTCTCCCATTACAACCACACAGGCTTGCATTGGTCATCACGGTTTTTGCTAGGGCATACATAGCCCTGGTAAGGTTTACCTGTTTTGCCTACGCCCTTTTTTTCCTCCATGTAGCCATGCTTACAATGAGGCCCTTGTGGGGGAGTCATCTCCTCTTTAACCAGGGTTAAGACGCTGCCTATATGCTCAGTACCAGTCTCAATTTCGGTTTGTTTAACTGTGAGAGTGGCCCAAAGATCTGTTTCATCTTTACTAGGTGTGGCCTCGTATTCCACACGCGCCATATCTTCACGGCTGGGGCGCGTAGTGCTAGGGGATAGGAGTTTGATTGCTCTAGCTATGCAGCTTGTGACTGTATCTTCAACAAACCACTTTTTCATATTGGCTGGATATGTAGCTACATTGCCATAAGCAAAATCAACAGCGCTGGGTACTGTGTCTTCATACTCTCGATATATCTCGGCTCTGACCAATATCCAACCAGCTGCTAAATCTGAGTCCTGGACATGGGTGACTATGCGCCCTGTGACATTTTCCCTACGGAAGCGGATAATCGTGTCATTGGCAGTTTCGTAGTTTTCTAAAAAGTTGCTCACTTGCTCGCCTCGCTTTCGCGGATAGCGCGAGCTATGGCCCTGCCTCGTATGTATCCTTCGCCATGCCCGTCTTTGTAACCCAGGGAATAGCCTGCAATGAGTGCTAGCCCTACTATCAAAAGTATGTAGATCAAAACTGGTATATCTAACATGTCTATAAGCCCCTTAGTGTTAAGGTCAGACAAAGGGCAAAAACAAAAGATAAATAGTTTTGTAAAGCTAGTAAGAACCTTTTAGGCTCAAATTAACTTTACATAATGTAACTAGTCGGTGTTATCAATTCAGGCGCGTGCCTGGTCAAAACCGCCGATAAGTTACAGAAAGTTTTTACAAAACTATTTAGTTTTTCGTTAGATGCCCTTAGCCTAACGGTATGAGAGGTATCTCTCATTTGCAAAGTATGAGTGCTAGCACCGACATATTGCAAGAGACACGCCGTAGGCCATAAAGAAAGGGTAGGCAATGGGCGCTCCACGCATGCAACCTAGTGGCCGTATTGATGTCACCAGCCATAACAAAATGGAAGGCCGCCTTAGCTGCTACGGCTTTGGTGAAGATGATAGAGCTATAAACCCTGGTGATCTGTTGATAGTAGGCACCCAATGGATGCGAGAAAACACAAGGCTAATAGAGACTGAGTTCGTACTCTCAATAAGAGGTAAAGATATAGAGTTTTTTCTTAGCCATGCCTTGCATGCCCGTGATTTATATGCAGATAACAAGCATTGGCTAACTGCCCCCATGTCTAACCCAGGGGACACCAGGCCTATTAGTGTCCAGCGCTCAGAGTCCCAGCAAGATGCAATACGCAGCTTTTATGAGCGCTCTAAAAGTATCTGATAAATCTTATCTACTTGGCTCTCTATACGATCTACGCGACCCCGCAGGTTATGGCCCCCGTTATTATCGGGCCGTAGCTCTGCCAGGTAGTACTTAACAAGGTGGCGAACAAGCCCAGCCATAGTGCCACCTAGCGCAGCTATCCCCAAAGCTAACGCAATATATGACTGGGCCTGAGTCATTACTTCTTACCTACGCCGTACTGTGTCTCTTTAGGGTCAATTCCCTTTAGCACAGGTGCAATGAGTGCAGCTATAAAACAGTTAGCTAATACTTTAGGGTCTGTAATGCCTGATAGATATAACGCACCTGCGCAGCTAATTGCAGCTCGTAGGTAAGAAAGGCCTGCGGCCTTTAGTTGCTCTGTCATGGTGTCTCTTTCTGTAGTTCAGGAGTTTTATAGACTGGCCTTCCATAGCCAACTACTCCTGAGTGATTACCTAAAGCCCTTGTTTTGAGCATGACCTGGCCACCGTTGCGGTCTTTGCCAGCAGGTGAGGTGTTGCCCTCAACCGTGACTATGGCTTTGTCTGAGCATCGGATCACTAGGCCAATATGGTTAATGATTGTTTTGTCATCATCTATAAAATCAAAGAAAACAAAGTCACCTACCTTTGGTGTGTCAAACCAATGGTTAGATGACTTAAAGCGCTCAGCCCCGTCTTTGGTGCTAACACAGTCAGGCACGGTTACCCCTGCCTCATGCGCTGCCCACATAAGGAAGCTGCCACACCAGGGCAAGAAGTTACGTTTGGTGAAGGCCCCGTACTTAGTCTCGTTATCTTTGGGCCCTTCCACCGTGCCTACCTCAGCTAGTGCCACTTCTATCATGCGGGCATGAGTGCCTTGTGCGTACTTAGACATTATTAAGATCCAAATTAGGCACTATCCAACGGCACGTGATTTCATCAAAACCTAAATGATTCTTGGGTTCAGGTGGGATAAAAGCATCTCTCACAGCATCATATGTAAAACCAATACCTGCATAGTTATATCTTATATTGCCATTATAGCTAGTGCGCTTACAGGTTTGACCTCTAAAATTGCCATACCAAACCTCAGGATTTGAACCTTCAATAGTTTCTGTTTCGTCAACACCTACAATTACCTCTGTAACGATATTGTCATTATCTAAAAATGCGTAATGTGCCATTATGCAAAACTCACATTTCCAGTACCAGCTGTAATAGTTGTGACCTTAAAACCACCGCTAGGTGCAGCTGTTGTACCTGTTAAACCTGCTCCAATAGTTATAGTGCGTGTGTCAGGATATTTTAGGTAAACAATTCCTGAACCGCCATTGCCGCCTGCACCGCCATTACCTGATCCGCCGCCACCGCCACCGCCACGGTTAGCTGTTCCCGCAGTTCCCGCAACGGTGCCTGATGTTCCACCGCCTGCACCGCCGCCGCCTGCACCGCCTGAACCTGGATTTTGGCTAATTGAACGATAACAACCACCGCCGCCGCCGCCTGCGTAAGTTATAGATGAACCGCTTATTGAGGATGCCGTGCCTGCGCCACCATTACCACCTACGCCAGCAATACCTGTTGTCGCATTAGCACCTACAGCGGATGCACCGCCGCCGCCTGAAGCCGTGTAATTATCACCTGACCCGCTTGGAGATGTGCCACCTGCATAACCTTCTACTGGTGAATAAGAACCAGCATTACCAGCGCCGCCTGTTCCACCCGTGCCATTGTTAGTTCCACCACCACCTGCACCAGAACCACCAGAGTTACCATTTTGATTGTAACCACCCGCACCGCCGCCGCCTGAAGCCGTTGTTGTGTTGAAAACCGAGTTTGATCCATTAGCTTTTGTTGAAGGTGAACCTGTTGCAGAAGCTCCTGCGCCAACCGTGCACGTGTAATTAATTCCCGTGCTTAAAGTTTGGCCTGTTAAACTTCTAAATCCACCCGCACCGCCGCCGCCACCTTGATCGTGGCCACCTGCGCCCGCGCCAGCTACAACTAAAAAGTCAGCACTAAAACTAACGGATAAATGTCCGCTAATTTGACTAGCAAAAATACCCAGTATTGGAGTCATTAGCTTAAATCACCGATTATTGTAAAAGTGTTAGCAGCTGTACAGATAATGGTTGCAGCTGAGTAACGAGCGCGTAGTACTGGGGCAGTAGAGGTTGCACCTGTTGAGGTAATAGTTACGCCTGCACCTTGTGCGAAAGATGTTAGGCCTACGCCTATAGATTGCACGTTGATCTGTTGGCCTGCACTAAATACGCTGGGTGGTACCGTAACGGTTACAGCTGAGGCGTTAGATGTAGTCACTAGCTTGTTAAGGTCAGTAGATACCAGGGTGTAAGTAGTGCCAGTTTGGGCATTGAAGTTAAGCAATAGGGATAAATCCACCGCTCCACTTGTTGCCCCACCTGTGAGGCCTGAGGTCACGGCTGTGTTTACCGCTGTTATGTCACCTGGGTTTGATACGCCAGTCCATATAGCTGCGCTAGTACTAGAGAAGTAGAGAGTGCCGCTGTCATATTGATTAAGTGCCAGGGATGTAGCAGTAGAGACTGTTGCCGTACCAGCCGTAATAGTTGTAACACCAGCACCGATATTGGTAATAGTCAGAGTATCGCCAGCTGTAAAAAGGCTTGTATTGACTGTAATGGTAGTAGCCCCTGCGTTGCTCATCGTGATACGCGTACCAGCATCGGCGGCCACTAGCGTGTAGTTAGCAGTCTTGGCGCTTACGGTTTGATTGTAATCGTTGGCCTGCAAGGTAGTCATCTGAGCAGCCGTTAATATCTGCCCCGTGGTGAAGGTTTGTTTACTCATTATCTTTTCTCCTTAGTAGGTCAAAACGCCAGTATCGAGTAATCCATAAAGCGCACTATCTAACACAAAGCCGTCAATGATTGGCTCTAGAGTTGTGAAAGTAGTACGCCAAGAGTTAGTAGTAATATCCATAGCTACGCCAAAGACCTGCAAGGTTTTAGTAAGTGTGGATGAGCCAGGCTGTGTTGTAGTAATAGTGACTGGATCAAAATAATCAAGGTCAAGGGCAGCAACGGTGCCAGCTGCATAGTTATCTGTGTAGAGGTCTAGGGTAATTGCATCGCATCTCACGCTTGTCTCAGCCCTAGATGCTACATAGCTTTGTGCGTATTGCAGGGCTACGGCATCAGTTTCCATAAGTAGGTTTTGCTGGTTGTAAGAGTGGGTAAAGTATTTAGCTATAGAGGCAGCATCGCTAGCGGATTGAGTTGTGCCACCTGTGCGGGTAATCTGTGCTGAGTTATACACCAAGGTGTCATCTAATCGCCATACAGCATTGTTATATGAGATGCCTGTGCCGTTATCGTTAAAGACTACAGGGCTAGCCCCACTGCCTGCCGTTGTAACTGATCGGTCTTGAAAAGTAAAAAATCCATTGGCATCTACATACAAGCTACCATACTCACTTGTCTCAACGGTCTGCATAGCTGCAAGGCTGGTACGAGCTGTGCCAGGGTCAGCCTGCATTGTGGTCAAACCTGCATCAACATCGCGCATGCCCGCTGGCCACGCAATTTGATCTAACAGGGCGTTAATACGAGCGCCTGATAATTCACCTGCTACAGCTGTGGCCACGGTGCTTATCTGTGCGTTTTGAGCCAACCTAAAAGCATCTACAGCTGTAATAGTTGTATAAACAACATCGCCTACATCTCTTGGAGTTATGGTGTTATAGCTAGTGATGTAGCCGCTAAAGATATTGTAAGTAACGCTGGCATAAGTGGCACTTATCTGCACTTTGCGCATAGGCACTAAAGAGCCGTAGTAAGGCCCATTGACATTTTGTGGGTTAAAATTACCGTTTTGATCTACAAGGCGTAGGGTCAAAGTGCCTGTTTGGAATTGGTCAGCTTGGGCGTTACGGCCACGCTGGGTAAAAATTGCATCTATTTGGCTAGATACATCCACAATGATCGAGGTGCTATCGGCCAGGATA